GTGGGAAGAGAACACGGTCGCGCGCCCGCCGATGGTGACCGGCAACCGGCGCAGGGGCGAGGATGACGGCGATGGCGACTCGTTCGGCGCGAGCCAGTACACGAAGGCGCGAGCCGTGCGCGAGCACTACCAGGCGCGGCTGGCGAAGTTGGAGTTCGAGGAGAAGACCGGGAAGCTGGTTGATTCCGACTCGATCAAGGTTGCCGCCTTCAACCTATTTCGGCAGTTCCGCGACGGGATGCTCGGAATCCCCGACCGGGTGTCCGCGATGGTCGCAGCCGAATCGGAGGAGGCGCGGGTGCATCGCATCCTCACCGACGAAATTCGGAAAGCGCTGAATGACTTTGCAGATTCCGACCGCTGACGAGCTCTACGGCGCGGCGGCTCGCGCGGGCGCGCGGCCGGATCCGCTGCTGACGATCTCCCAGTGGGCCGACAAGTATCGGTTCCTGTCGCAACGCGCGAGCGCGGAGCATGGCCAATGGCGCACCGAGCGCACTCCTTACCTGCGCGAGATCATGGACTGCCTCTCGCCGTCCTCGATGATCGAGCGGGTCGTGTTCATGAAGGGCGCGCAGATCGGCGGGACGGAGTGCGGGAACAACTGGATCGGCTATGTGATTCACCAGGCGCCCGGTCCGATGATGGCGGTGCAGCCGACCGTCGAGATGGCCAAGCGGAACTCGAAGCAGCGCATTGACCCGCTGATCGAGGAATCGGATGTGCTGCGCGCCATCGTACAATCGCCGCGGGCTCGCGACTCGGGTAACACGGTCCTGTCGAAGGAGTTTGCTGGCGGCGTGCTGGTGATGACGGGCGCCAACAGCGCGGTTGGCCTCCGGTCGATGGCGGCGCGGTATTTGTTCCTCGACGAGGTGGATGCCTATCCGGGCGACGTCGAGGGCGAGGGCGACCCGATCAACCTGGCCATGGCCCGGACCAGGACGTTCGCGCGCCGCAAGGTCTTCATCTGCTCGACGCCGAAGATCACTGGTATGAGCCGGGTGGAGGCGGCGTAGGAAGCAGATCACCGGCTACCAGAACCTCGACACGCTCGAAGCGCTGATGAGCCGGATCACCTTCCGCGTCGGCTCCGACGTGCTCGATCTGCCGCCCGCCACGCACGTCACCTACTACTGCGACCTCACGCCGGAGGCGCGGAGGGTGTACGTCGACATTGACACGGACTTTGTCGCCCGCGTAATCGACGGCACGGTGACCGTCGCAAACGCGCTCGTTAAGCTCCTCCGGCTGCAACAGATAACGGGTGGCTGCGTGCCGACCGACGACGGCACCACGCGGCGCATTGATTCGAGCAAACAGAAGCTCCTGGCCGACACCCTGGAAGACATCGGGAGGGAAGAGCCGGTCGTCGTCTTCGGCCGCTTCCACGCGGATCTCGACGCCGTGCACCAGGCGTGCGAAGCGAACGGCTATTCGAGCATGGAGCTCTCCGGCCGGCGCGACGACCTTCGCCGCTGGCAGGACGGTGAGGCGCAGGTGCTCGCGGTTCAGATCAGCGCGGGCGGCGTCGGCGTGGACTTAACGCGCGCTCGCTACTGCCCTCTTTTACTCCCTTTCCTTCTCGTTGGCCGAGTACGACCAAGCGCTCGCACGGGTCCATCGGCCTGGGCAAAGCAGGCCGGTCACTTACATTCACTTACTCGCGCGTAACACCGTGGACCTGAAGATCCAACACGCCCTTGAAAAGCGTGCAGAAGTCATCAACGCCATTCTCGCGGAGATCCGGTCATGAATCATATCTCGGACATTCTGGATCGCATCGAGGTGAACGGAAACGGGTGCTGGACGTGGATGGGCGCGAGAACAGCGGCCGGATACGGCGAGGCGAACATGAACGGCCACGTCGTTTTGATCCACCGTATCGTGTACGAACGCATCCGCGGGGCGATACCTTGGCACACGGAGTTGGACCATCTGTGCAGGAATCGTGCGTGCTGTAATCCGTACCACTTGGAAGCTGTCTCGCATCGCGAGAACATCCTGCGTGGCCAGTCGCCACCCGCGCTGCTGGCGCGCAAGACGCATTGCCAGGCCGGGCACGAGTTCACGCCCGAGGCCACCATCACCGTCAATGGAAACCGGGAGTGTCGCGAGTGCAAGAAGCTGCGCGACCACGACTACCGAGTGCGGCGGTTCGGAATTCGAGGAAATGCCCAATCGAGAAAGACGCACTGCCCGCATGGGCATGAATACAGCGAGCAGAACACCTATCGCCACAACGGAAGGCGACACTGCCGCGCGTGCATTAAGAACCGCACAATGCGGCGGCGAGGCACCCGCGTGGAGGATGCAGCCAGGAACTAGCCATGGATAACAAAAGCATCGTGAAATACGTGCGCCTCGAAAAGCGCAAGGCGGACCTTGCCGCCGAATTGAAGCAGGTCGAGCACGATCTCAAAACGATGGAACGCACCGTCGTCAACGAGATGGTGAACGCCGGCTTCGATGAAGTCAGCGCGGAGGGCCGGAAGTTGAAGCTGGTCCCGAACGTCGAGGCCAGTCCGGCCGCGGATCGCTGGGCGGTGGTCGAGGCTCTGCGCGCAGCGGGCCTCGATCAATACATTCCCCAGAATTACAACGACTCGCAGTTGCGAGCGTTCGTGAAGGAAATCGCCGCGGAGGTCATTTCGCGCGCGCAGGACGAGGGGCGCGTCGCGGACGTGGAGGAAATCCGCGCCGCGCTACCCGAGCCGCTGGGCTCGGCGCTCAACGTGTACCTCGGCCACAAGCTCAGCAGTCGGAAAGCCTAAAGGAGAACTATGTCTCAGGAGCTTATGAAAGCCGGTGCGCCGCCGCGCGCACTTACTCTGTCGGAAGAAGAAGCACAGGCGGTGCGCGACGCGTTCGCTGTCAACATCGCCTCTGGCAGCATCACGGAGTTCGATCTCCCGCGCATCAAGACTATGTCCGGTGCTGCGCTCTGGTTGATCCCCACGCTCGAAGGCGATGAGACGACGCCGATCATCGAAGGCGTGGTCGTGCTCGCCCGCGACACCCGCTCGTACTTTCCCACCAAGGAAGGCGGCAACCAGCCGCCGCTGTGCTCGTCCCTCGACGGCATTAGCGGCAAGAGCAACGATCCGAAGCTGGGCGGTACGTGCGCCACGTGTCCGATGGCGCAGTTCGGCTCGGTGCAGGACGGTACCAACGGCCAGGCGTGTAAGCAGTCGAAGCAGCTTTTCATGCTGCGCGGCACGTCGATGTTCCTCGAGGTTGTCTCGCTTCCGCCCACCAGCCTCAAGGCGATTCGGCAGTTTCTGCTAAAGCTCACGACGCAGGGCATCCAGCACTATCAGGCGATCATCCGGATCGAACTCGAGAAGGCGCAGAACGCGCAGGGAAAAATTTACGGCAAGGCGGTGTTCAAGTTCGTGCGCCGGCTGAACGAGCAGGAGGCGGCGCGCGCCGCGGAGTTCCGCGCGCTTGCCATGTCGATCTCTGACCGCGTCTCGCCTGCGGTTGAGGCGGACGCCAGCGCCGCGGAGTAAGGAGGGCAGGTGTTTCCCGAAACCATCCTGCAAATCAACAACGGAGCGACGGTCGCCGAACTGGGCGACGCGCTCCAGAAGGTGGTGGCCACCGTCCGCGCTGTCGGAAAGAGCGGCACCGTCACGCTCGCGATCAAGGTCGCGCCGGCGATGAAGAACTCGACCGACGTGCTGACCGTCGAGGCGAGCGTGAAAACCAAACTGCCGGAATCGGAGCACGGCGCGACGATCTTCTTCGCGACCGAAGACAACCGGCTGGTCCGCAACGATCCCAAGCAGCAGGTGCTCCCGCTGCGTGTGATCGATATGCCCGAGAAGGGCGAACTGAAGGAGGTCATCTAAGATGGCCATCGGTCCGAATGATGCTGGCGTCGCCGGAGACGTCCAGGCTGCAATCAACGCGGGGGCGGCGATGGCCGATCCCCGCACGCCGGGCCTCGATCCGGGTACCGGCACTTACACCGTTGTGCCCAAGGGCTACGAGATCGTTTCGCTCGACGAGTACATGGTCCGGCCGCGGCGCATCGCGCAGGATGTGAGGCTCCAGGATACGGAGTCGTTCGTCGAGTATGTGAAGCACTTCAAGACCCGCGCCTCGCGGGTGTTCTTCAACGCGACCGACGAGGAGTTCCACGCGGTCATCGACTATCACGAAGCCGAGACGCCGGCCTGGTGCGATCACGTGGCGCGCTATCAGCCGCAGCGTTCGGTGGAGTTTGCCACGTGGCTGAGCGCGAACCGGCGCCAGATGACGCAAGTCGATTTCGCGCGGTTCGTGGAAGAGAACCTTCCGGATATCGTCGAGCCGAATAGCGCGGACCTGCTGAACGTTGCGCTCACGTTCGAGGCCAAGAAATCCGTCGAGTTCTCCTCCGGCGTGCGCCTCCAGAACGGGCAGATCCAATTTCAATACGACGAGGTGGTCCGCGGAACGGCGCAGAAGGGCACGATCGAAATCCCGGAGAAGTTCGTCCTTGGCATCCCCATCCACCTGAACGGCCCGGCGTACCGCATCGACGCGCGCTTCCGGTGGCGGTTGCAGGAGGGCAAGGTCACGTTCTGGTACGAGATGGTGCGGCCGCAGAAGTACATCGAGCACGCGCTCAAGGAGATTCGCTCGGCGGTCGCGGAGGGCACGGGCGTCCCGGTGTTGTCCGGACTGCTCGGGGCGTAGTTCACGGGCGGGGCTGGAAGATTCCGGCCCCGCCGTCAGGAGAATCACATGGCGAACGAAGAAAGAAACGCGCAGTGCGCCGAATCCGACTGGAATCGGCAGATGTGCGAGGCGGCTGCGTGGTGCGCGGCGCACAACGTCCCGCTCAAGGTCGGGCCTGGCTTCGTGACCGGGCTCGATTCGATCGCGGACGTGCTCGAAGGCGCCATGGCTGGCGCCGGCGAGGAGAACGTTCCGGACGGCGTGGCGATGTACATGATCTGCCTGCGCGAGACGGCGATGTTCATCCGGCTGCACGGCACCATTGCGGGCGTCGCCGCGATGGCGCGCGAGCAGTTGGACGCGATTCAGGAGAAGGAGCAGACGGACGCGCCGGCGCAGGCGGCGAAGAAGACCGCTGGGCGGCGCGCCGGGAAGAAGGCTCGCAAGTAGAGGCGCGGCGGGAGGGTGCGTGGCCGGGAGGCGCCCCTTCAAAAGAGCGGACGTCAACCCGCCGCCCGCCAATCAGCGGAAAGAACGTATGACCCCTGAACTCCGGACGGTGAAACTGTCGGACATCGTGTTCGACGAGGTTGTCTACCCTCGCCATGAGCACGATCCGGCATTGGTTCAGCGATACGCCGAGTGCCTGGATGAGATCGAGGCGAAAAAGAACTTCATCTCCGTGGCCACGGACATGAAGCTTCTCGACGGTAAGCATCGCTGGCTTGGCTACAAGAAGAAGTACGACGGCGAGGACCGGGAGGTCCAGGTCTTCGTGTATCCGGTCACGGCCGCCCACGAACAGTTGCGGTTGGCCGCGAAGCTGAACAGCGAGCACGGCTGGCAGCTGACCGATGCGGACAAAGAGGAAACGGCGAAGGCGATGTATGCCTATGGCTGCTCGTACGGCGAGATCGCCGCTACACTCTCGGTCGGCAAGAAGAAAGTTTCCGATTGGCTGGCCCGCACGGTGAAGGAGCAAAAGGATCGCCGCGACCGGAAGATCTTCGAGATGTGGATGGCGTGCTGCACGCAGGACGAGATTGCGAAGTCCGCGGACTGCCCCATCGGAACTGTGGGCCGGCTGGTCGGCGACGGCGGGTTTCTTCAATCGGTTCTCGAAAACCAAACGAAGAAAGCCGCTGCGGACCACGCGACCGATTTCGTCCCGCCTCTCTACAACGTGTGGAAGTGGCAGGAAAGAACACCCGGGGTGAAGCACTTCGGCAACAGCGAGCCGGCGCTGGTGGATAACCTTCTGTATCTCTATACCAAGCCGTTCGATGTGGTGATCGATCCGTTTGCAGGATGCGGCTCCACCATCGACGTTTGCAAGAGGCGGTTTCGCCGGTATTGGGTCGGCGACCGCAAGCCGGTGGTCGAGCGCGCCCACGAAATCCGCGAGCATGACCTGACGGCCGGTATGCCGGCGATCCCCCGGTGGGCGGATGTGAAGCTCGTCTATCTCGATCCTCCGTACTGGAAACAGGCCGAAGGACGGTACAGCCAGGATCCTGCCGATCTCGCCAACATGCCGCTCGATGAATTCACGGCGAAGCTCGCCGGCATCATCAACGGCTTTGCAAAGAAGCTGAAACCCGGTGCGATGATCGCGCTGCTGATGCAGCCGACGCAGTGGAACGCGCCGGAAAAGCAGTACACGGATCACGTAGCCGACATGATTCGGCTGGTGACGCTGCCGATCGATCTCCGCGTGCAGTGCCCGTATGAAAGCCAGCAGTGCACGCCGCAGATGGTCGAGTGGGCGAAGGAGAACCGCAAGGTCCTGGTGCTGTCGCGCGAGCTGGTGGTCTGGAGGGTCGAATAATGTCGCTCGATGAACGGCTTGGCACCCGCGACCTTACTTACTCTCGCTGGCATCGGCCCGACTCCATCGCGCGCTTCATCCCGATGAACCTCGCGGCGCAGGCGTCGCAGATTGACCTCGATGCGGCGATCTTCATCGAGTACGACGACGGCAGGAAGCTGCCGCTTGCGCTGGTGGAGTTTGCCCGGTTCACCGGAGCGTTTCGAAAGGCATCGACGATCACGAAGACGCTCGCAAAACAGGCCGGGATCCCCGCGTACGTCGTGCTCTACAGCATCGCGGACGCCCCGAATCCGGTGGACCCGGCCTACAGGGACATCAGCATGTTTCACGTCCGGAAGGTGAACCCGGAACCGGAAGGGAAGTGGATCCCTCTTACGCCGCAGATGTGGGCGCAGCAGCTGCTGGCAATTCGTGGGTACTGCGCCAAGATCGCCGGTTTGGACATGCCGGAAGCCGGAGGCACCGATGGACGTCCTTGAAGGCATTCTCGAGCGCATCGCGGAGACGCAGGAGCAGCGCGACGCGCTGCTCCACCAGGTCGAAGTGGAGGAGCAGAAGATCGCGAAGTTGGAGCAGATGTACAACCTGCTCGATGATCCGGCCACGCAGGATTTGATGAAGGATCTGGTGGTTGGCGTCGCGGTCCAGAACGGCGCGGCGGTGCCGAATGCCAGCGCCACCGGCGAGCGGCACTACGTCGGGATGCAGCGCGTGCGCGAGTACGTGACCGCGATCCCTGCCGGCCAGCCGTTCACGGTTCACGACGTGTTCCAGAAGTCGGTCGAGCACATGCCGCCGAACCCGAAGATGCGGCACCCGGAATTCGAGAAGCAGCGCAAGGGGAGTATCTCCATCGCGCTCTCCTCGATGGCGAAAGCCGGCGATCTGGAGATTGTGAAGCAGGGCCGCGGGCGTGACTGCACCGTGTTCCGGAAACCGGAGGTGCGCGCGTGAGGCATATGGCTGTCCTTGAGAGCGCGGTCGTCACCCGGATTATGGCGACGCTCAAGAAGCGCCCCGGTATCGTCGTCCGCAAGCGCCACGGCACTGCAATGGGCGTCGCCGGCGACCCGGATCTCTACGGCACGATCAACGGCAGGCACTTCGAGATCGAAGTGAAGCGGCCGAACGACCCTAACTCGCAGTTGACGCAGTTGCAGTCGAGGCGCCTGGCCGAGTGGCAGCAGGCCGGCGCCATTACCGGCGTGGCCCGCTCGGTGGACGACGCGCTCCGCATCCTTGGCATCAAGCGGGAGGTCGTCGGATGATCGCGCGCGCAGAAGCAGTCACGGCGCAAATGCTGGTGCTTGGCAAGATCGACCGGTACGACCGCCAGGTCGTCGCCGCGATGATCGACGATGCCATCGAACGCGACCGCGCGAGCCGGCTCGACGACGACGAGGAGGAGACGCTGCCGTGAGCGACGCCGACGGGAAGCACCGGCCGGAGGCGTCGTGATCGAACTCGGCGTGGACGCGCTGCGCCGGATGCGCGAGCGGCGGCAGCACTCGTCGCACCTGATCGACGTGGCGCCGGACGCTCCGATGGAGAAGCCCGAGCAGAGCCTCCACGTCTGGACCGGCGAGAAGTTCATCCCATGGCAGAAGTGGGCGGCAACTGACGCCATCGTCCGGATCGAGCCTCCGGAAAGGGACGCGGCGGCGAGCACCGCGCCTGCGGCCAGGCGCGAGGAGAAACGGAATGGAAGACGTGTGGAAGCCCCGCATCTATTTGCGGCAGTTGATGACGAGGGCGGCGGACGGAGTGGAGACGATGAACTGGCTTTGGATGGGCAGTAACCCGAACGGCCACGATTGGAGCCTTGGCGGCGTGAGGTTGTTCACGCTGGAACAGGCCGTGCTCCGGTACGCGCGCAAGTTGCACCGCGCGAGGAGGACCGCGTAGTGGGCGCTCGCTATTTCAGAACGTACACGGGCCGGCGCGTGCATCCTCTCTCCCCGGCCGAGGAGGAGATCGCCATCGAGGATATCGCCCGGTCGCTGTCGCAGATTTGCAGGTTCCTGGGCCACACCGAGGCCTTCTATTCCGTGGCGCAGCACTCGGTCCTGGTGAGCCAGCTGGTGCCGGCCAGGGATGCGATGTGGGGCCTGCTCCACGATGCGAGCGAAGCGTATCTCTGCGACTTGCCCGCTCCGATCAAGCGCGAGCCGCAGATGTACATGTATCGGGAAGCCGAAGACCGGCTGATGCGAGCCGTCTGCCAGCGCTTCGGGCTCTCGGAGGAGATGCCGGTGTCGGTCAGGCTGGCCGACCGCGCGATCCTCGCCACGGAGTTCCGCGATGTGGTCGGGCTGGATGACCTCGACTGGATTACGCAGGAGTGCGGCGTCGCGCCCGCGCCTAACTATCAGATTGGAAGCTGGCCTCCCGCCGCAGCGGAAGATCGGTTCCTGCTGCGCTTTGCGGAGTTGGCAAAATGACCGCGCGCGAGTTCCTCACGCTCCTCTGGCGCTATAAGCCGGAGGAGCATTACATCCTCGTCTGGACGTATCCCGACAAGCGCTCTCACTGGTTCCAGGACGTCGAGAGAGCCGCTGAGTTTGTCGAGCGCACCACCGGCGTCGATCTGTACGTCGGCCTCGGCTCCTCGAAGGAGGACCTGGGCCCGGCGCGCAGGTGCAAGTCGGACGAGGTCGCCGGCATCGGCGGCCTGGGCGCGGACTTCGATTTCAAATCGGAGGCGCACGGCACGAAGCCGCTGCCGACGAACATCCGCGAGGCGCTCTCGATCATCCCGCCCGCCCTGCCGCCGACGATCGTGGTCTTCACCGGGAACGGCGTGCACGCCTGGTGGCTGCTCAAAGAGCCGTTCGTCTTCGACACCGAGGAGGAGCGCAAGGATGCCATGCGGCTCCTGGCGCGCTTCCACACGATGCTCGCGGCCAAGGCCGCCGCCCGCGGCTGGGCGTACGACAAGCTCTCCGACCTGGCTCGCGTGCTCCGGATTCCGGGCACGAAGAACATGAAGGATCCGGCGCATCCGAAGGACGTGGCGGTCCTGTCCCACGAGGATCGCTTCTACAACCTGTCCGATATCGAGGAGTTCCTTGACGAGTGCGGCATCCCCGACCCGGAAGCGGCGGAGCGCACGGCCAAGGCGTGGAACGAAAGGTTCCACGGCAAGGAAATCGTATTCAATCCCGCCGCACGCATTCCGGAGGAAATGCTCCAGGCGTGGATGCGCGACGACATGCGGTTCAAGAACACGTGGCTGCGCCAGCGGCACGATCTCAAGGACCAGAGCAATTCCGGGTACGACATGGCTCTGGCCGACTTCGGGGTGGACGCCGGCCTTTCGGAGCAGCTGATCGTGGACCTGATCGTTCACCACCGCTGTTTTCACAACCGGCGCGCCCGGAACCGCGTGGATTACTACCAGCGGACCATCGCGAAGGCTGAGGAGCGGTCGGAGTCCAAGCGCGCCAGCGTTTCGCTTGCGGCACAGCCGGCGGCGGCCGGCTCGCACGCCCCCGGTGACGCCACGGCTACCGCTGCCGCGCCACAGGCGGCCCGTGTCGCGCCGGAGGGCGCGGAGGCCACCCAACCTACGACCCCCAAGCCTCCGGACCCCGACGCGGCGCGGGCGGCGAGGTGCGCCCGGATCTCCGAAGCGCTCGGGATCCGCGTGCTGCGGCTCGTGAAGATCACGGGCAAGGAGCCGCAGTACCGCATGGAACTGGCGGACGGAGAGAAGATCGAGTTCCCCAGCGTGAAAAACCTCCTGGCGTATGACTCCGTGAGAGCCGCCATCGCCGGGACGGTGGGCAAGATCATCCCCAAGATCAAGGGCAAACGGTGGGAGGAGCTTTCGCAGCTGATGCTCGACGCCTGCGTCGTCGAGGAAGGGACGGAGGAGATGGACTGGGTCGGTGCGACCAGGATGCACTTGGAGCACTACCTCGCGGAAACCGGCTTCATCCCGTCCATCGAGGGCCAGATGATCCAGCACCAGCGCAAGCCGATGGTGATCGGCGGCTGCGTGGCGGTCTGCACCTCCGATTTCCAGACGTACGTGAACAAGACGACCTTCCAGAACCTCTCCGTGAAGGCAGTTGCCGGGATGCTCTCCGCGCTCGGCGCCAGGAGCGTCCGCGTCCGCGGCGGCGGGAAGTTTAAGGACCAGTCGCGGTGGTCGCTCCCACTCGATGAGTTCGACCCGAAAGAATACCCGTCGCCCGAGGAGCAGGGCGCGCCGGAGGAGGTGCCGTTCTGATGGACGAGCAACGTGCCACCGGCAACCTCGAGGAAATTGGCCGGCGGGATCACGAGATCACGTCGGAGTATAGGCTCTTCGGGCCTCCCGGAACGGGAAAAACAACCAACATCACCCGCCAGATTCGGCGCGCGGTGGATAAATTCGGCGCGCAGAACATCCTGGTCACGTCCTTCTCGCGCGCCGCCGCCGCGGAACTGGCGGGCAGGGACCTGCCCATCGAGCGGAACCGGATCGGCACGCTTCATTCGATCTGCTGGCACGCGCTTGGCGGGCCGGAGATCGCGGAGGCGAACGTCGAGGATTGGAACAAGAGCAACCCGGCTCTCGCGATCACGCCGGTCAAGAAGCAGCACAGGCTCGACGGCGAGGGCGGGGAAGACGCGGACGATTCGGACGCGGAGAAGGGCGGCGACCTCCTGCTGCAGCGCGCCGGCCGGTTCCGCGGCCAAATGATCGAGCCTCAGTGGTGGCCGCAGAACCTCCACGCATTTCACAAGAAGTGGACCGCGTACAAGGAAGCCAACGGCCTCGTCGACTTCACCGACCTGATCGAGACGTGCCTCCGCGACGTGTTCACCGCGCCGGGCCACCCGGAGGTTATCTTCGCGGACGAGGCGCAGGACCTCAACCGGATGCAGTTGTCGCTGGTGCGGAAGTGGGGCGAGCGGTCGAGCTATTTCATCGTCGCAGGCGACGACGACCAGACCATCTATTCCTTTGCTGGCGCCTCGCCGGAGGCGTTCCTCGACCCGGATATTCCGGACGACCACAAAATCATCCTGAAGCAGTCTTTCCGCGTGCCGCGCGCCGTGCACAGCTTCGCGGAGAAGCTGATTCACCGCGTCGGCCGGAGGCAGGCGAAGGACTACTTCCCGCGCGATGCTGCCGGCGCGCTCGACCGGCTCTCGACGGGCGGCTATAAGAGCGCGGACTACCTGATCCTGAAGACCGCGCTGGCGCACGTCGAGCGCGGCCAGTCGGTGATGTTCCTGGCGGCGTGCTCGTACATGCTGCGCCCGGTCATCGCGACGCTCCGCAAGCACGGGGTTCCCTTTCACAACCCATACAGGAAGTCGAACGGCTTCTGGAACCCGCTCGCATCGAACGGGACGACCACCGCGAGCCGCATCACGTCGCTGCTGATCGGCCACCCGGACTATGGCGATGCGCATCGAGCATGGACGCACGGCGACCTGGCGGCGTGGGCCGACGTGCTCCAGGTCAAGGGAGTGCTCCGGCGCGGTGTGAAGCAGAAGCTCAAGGAATACGACCAGCGGCTCCCGGTCACGCTCGAACGGCTCGACGACCTGTTCGAGCCATCGGCTCTGGAGTCGCTCATGGTCGCGTGGGAAGCCGGCCGCGGGGCGCTGCTCGACTGGTGGCGGTTGCGCCTGGCGACGAGCGTCGCGGATCGCGCGAAATTCCCCATCGAGATCGCCACGAGGCGCGGGCCGCGGGCGCTGGTCGAGCCGCCGAAGGTGGTCGTCGGCACCATCCATTCCGTCAAGGGCGGCCAGGCGGACGTGGTGTACCTGTTCCCCGATCTCTCCCAGGCCGGCGACGCGCAGTACGCACGCGGCGGCGCGGCGCGCGACTCCGTGATCCGGCTGTTCTATGTGGGTGCGACGCGGGCGTACGAAAAGCTCGTCGTCTGCCAGCGCGAGTCGGCGCTGGCGATCTCGTTGTGAGCGGGGGCAGGGAAGTGAAGGAAGCCCCCAACATGGGCGAGGCGATTGACTTCGAGCGGCTGTACGCCACGCCTTGGGTGTACGTCGATGAGAAGGTCTGCGCCATGATTCAAGGCCGGACGGTGCGCGCGATCCAGCGGGACCGCCAGTTGGGGATCGGCGCTCCGTACAAGCGGATCAACGGCAAGTGCGTCCGGTACAAGGTCGGGGACATCCTCGCGTTCCTCGAAAGCCAGCCGTCCGGCCGGACCCGACCGCGGCGCCAGCCCGCGCCCGAACTTCCGCCGGATCCGCCGCAGCGGAAGCGTGGCCGCCCGCGAAAGTTGCCTTGAGGTGTCGTACATGCAGAGGTAACCTCCCCCGGGGCTATGAGATTTCGACCCACATGGGACCTCGCCACGATCCCCGACGAGGCCCTTCGATCCGAATGGGGACGACGGAATGCGAGTAAGCGGACGGTGAAGCGCGGCGGCCAGGCGCCGACCTGCAATTGCGGAGAGTGCCCGCTCTGCAAGCGCCGCGAAGCGACCCGCGCGTCGCGCGCGCGGAAGAAGGGAACGAGCCGATGAGCCTCTACTTGCTCAAGGGCTATTACTATTACGAGTTCTTCTACAAGGGCCAGCGCAAGAGAGGCGCGACCGGCGAACGCGACAAGGAAAAGGCGCGCGAGGTTGAGAAACGCGAACGTGAACGGCTGGAGCGGCCGTTCGAGGAGATCCTGAAGGAGGAGGCTCGCGCCCACGAGACGAAGACGATCAACGCGGTCGCGGACACGTTCCTGGAGGAGTACAAACTGGAGCATCCGGATGAAACCTACGCCGAGTATGCTCTGCGCCCTGTGAAGCGGCTGCTCGGGAAGAAACTGGTCCTGGAGATCACGGACGGCGTGGTCCACCGCTACCAATTGACCCGCCGCAAGGAGGAGGCGGCGCCCAAGACGATCAACGAGGAGGTGATGATGCTCCTCCGGATCTGTGGCGATCACGGAGAACTGGTCCGGATGCGGCTGAAGCGGAAGAAGGCTCTCCGGATCAAGGTGCCCGCCTCTCCCGGCCGCGCGTACAGCGCGGCAGAGAAGGCCGCGCTGCTGGCCGATGCCAAGAAGCGCCGTAGCCCGAACTTCTATCCCGCGCTCGTGCTCGCGCTCAACACCGGCCTGCGCCTCAAGGAACTCCGGACGATCAAGTGGGAGCAGATCGACCTGCTCGACAAGAAGACGCTGACGGTCGGCAAATCGAAAACCGACGCGGGCACCGGGCGCGTTGTACCGCTCAACGTGGAAGTGCTCGACGTACTCCAGCAGCACGCCGCATGGTTCATGAGGAAGTTCGGCGAGTGCAAACCGGAGTGGTACGTCTTCCCCTTCGGCCAGCCGCAGCCGACCGATCCCAGGAAGCCGGTGACGACGTTCAAGACCGCGTGGGCGAACGTCCGGAAGACCACGAAGGTCGAGGGACGATGGCACGATCATCGCCACACGCTCATCACCGAGCTGTCCGAGAACGGCACCAGCCGCGAGGCCATCAAGTCGATGGTCGGCCATGTCTCTGACGCCATGGTGGAGCGGTACAGCCATATAAGGATGGAAGCCAAGCGCGCCGCGGTCGAGGAGATCGCGAAGAACCAACGTGCGGCGAACAAGAAGTGGCGGAAGGAAATGAAGAAGCAGCACAAGCCGGCCGCAACGGCTGGCGGCGTGCAGTAGGGCGCGTCGGGGGCCGGTACCATGAACTCGGGCGGCAGGAGGCGGGCCGAGTGGAACTGTCAGCCACCGGGCGAATACATTCCTCCACCGCCGAATCGACGTACCCTTGGCGGCTGTTCCTCCGGGTGCTCAAGTCGCCTGGCCGTATTTCGCCCCTGGTGCCACGATTCGGTGATATCGGCTGCCACACTCGTCCGCGAGACCGAAGGCCAACCCGACCGCTAAATTGGTTACCGCTACCATCCCTATGAAAATTGTGTTTACGACCACAGTGGCAACGTGGATCTCTTTCGACTCGACAGAACGCGAAGATGCATGGCCGGTGGGCACGATCATCGCCACACGGTGATCACCGAGTTGTCCGAGAACGGCACAAGCCGCGAGGCCATCAAGTCGATGGTCGGCCACGTCTCCGACGCGATGGTGGAGCGGTACAGCCATATGAATCCCCAAAACAGAATCCACTTGATTGTGCTCAGTGTAGTGGCCGGAGTTCAGGCGATATACACTGGCGAGTTTCGATTTGTGAGTACCGGTACCCGAGCAGAAGGGAAAGAGTACATTTCTCCCGTGAGTCCCGTTGACAGGTCGCTTTCGGGGCGATATTGTAGTGGGCCGATGAAATTCGTGATGCCATATGTCGAAGGCACTCAATCGTTTTTTTTCGTTTCCGAAAGAGCCGCCGAGAGGCATACGACATGAGGATATCTCCGCCGGCGCTGGCTGTGCAGCGAATGGGCATGCTGTTCGGCGATTCACTGCCCGCAAGCACGTTAACAGCGCGAACTTGCGACTGATCTCTTGTCCTGAGCCCCGGCATTCTCTTAAGCCCGGAAACACAGACCTTAGGTTTGTGAATGCAGAATGGAGGAATACAGAGTGTCTAGGAAATTATTCGCGATGTGCACGCTGTTGTCTTTCTTTGCGACGTCGGCGATTGGCTTTGCGGAAGAAAATTGGAAAAAAGAACTGAAGAACAAACTCACTGAGGCGTACCCGCTCACGAAGATCGGCTCGCATGGCCAAGCGTCAGAGCCAGGCATCGTGGTTGTCGTGAAAGTTGACGGCATCACCATCGACCCGGAAGGCGACGCTGTCAATTCTGTCACGTACTTCGAGAACGGGAGACTCTCGCGGCCCAAAGGGTTCTTGAACGGGGTAATGAGCTCCAAAAGAAACTCCAGCCAGGCCGCACCCGGCGACAGGTTCTACATCTACGGGATCATTGTCGGGGACAAGGACATCGGATTCAAGCTGATGTCCGTGCGGCCGATTCAGTCCACGCGGATGGGCACGTCGCGCAACATCTTCTTCAAGGCGACGCCCGTATTCAGGTATGAAGAAGGCGCTTTGGAGACAGCGGACCTCGCTAAGCTGAAAAAGGATTTCGAGCAGGTGTTCATGCCCGAAGGGCAGGCCCAGGGCACTCCTGGACAAACAGAAGCCTCCACAAAGCCTGCAGCTTCCATTGAGCTTGGCCAGACCATGGACCAGGTCAAGGCCGCGTTCGGCCAGCCCGAGAAGATCGTCAATCTTGGAGCAAAGATGATATTCACGTACAAAGATCTCAAGGTAACATTCCAAGATGGAAAAGTCATTGATGTGCAATGACGGGAAATGTCGATCTGCGACAAACCACATGAAGGAGATAGTGCACGTGCGAAATCTTATTCCGGTTGTGCTGTTGTGTACTTGCTGTGTGAGCTTGAGTGTGCAAGCATCGCAGGGATCTGAGCCCGAACCAGAGTATGCCAATATGGTCGTTGCTCTGAATGTACCAAGTATGACGTTTGTTCCCTTAGAACGCCAGACACCGTCTTATAGCTCAAAAAGCAAGTTCATGGGATTCGGCGGCGCTCGAGTGAACAGTAAGCGTAAGACCAACCCCGCCTATTCCCGCC